CTTGTTGTTTGGTAACAAATATTTAACCTGACGCCCAAGTTCTTCCGCTAACGGCATAGTATATGAACTATCTGTGCGGACAATTACAATATCGTCTGGTTTAATGTTCATTAGTGTTGTTTCTGGTAAGCCCAATGCGTTATCTTCTAAAAACTTATTCATTTCCACTCTCCTCATTAATTTCAACAGTAGGAGCAGCATTTAATAAGGTTACATTAGAACTTAATTCTGCCATAACTTTATCTAAACTGCCATCTTCATTGCGTTCCCATGCTTTACGGAACTTCTTAATGCTTGTACCATCAGTAAACTTGTAAACTAAACTATTACCCTCTTTGGCTAGCATATTTTTAGCTTCTAACATATCTACCATACCTGAGTAAGGACTCATACCTGTTTCATATGGAATCTCTACTTGCACTGACTCAAACGGTTTAGCATATCTAGTCTTCATAATCTTACAAGCAGCACGGATACCGTTAACTGTTGAAGTCTTATTACCATCAGCGTCTGTTTTAAGTTTAAGTTTACGCATAGCTACAACGATACTTGATGCGTAGATAAAGCCTTGACCACCTGAAATCTTATCATCTGGATCAAACATATCTTGACTTGCGTATGTGTGGTTAGTTGCTACTAGCCCTAGGTTTAATGTACCAAACATGTTTACACAGTTACGAACAAGTGCTGTAAGTGCTTTAGGTTTACGGCCCATGTCACCTTTCATTTCACCTGCTTCAAACTGGTTAACGTCTGTTGGTGTTAGCATCATACCTAAACTATCTAGAACAAACAATACTTTAGGACGGTCTTCTTCTGCCAGAGTGCGATACTCTTTAACAAAGTCACTGATAACCTTGGCTACATCGTCAATCATAGCCATGTTCAGTTTTAGCAATTTTTCCTCTGAAGTGTCTACTCCTAACGCATGTAACCAAGCCTCATCAAGCGCATTTTCAGTATCAATTAAGATTACATAAATGCCTTGCTCTTGTGCGTGACGCACAATGTTACCTGAACAGATAAAACTTTTACCTGCTCCTGATTCACCAGCAAACACAGTTACTTTGCCCATTGGAATTCCCTTATGGAAATCGCCTGATAGTAGGTAGTTTAATGTGTAGTTGCCTGTTGAGATCCAATCTGTTGGATCATTAAAGCCAATGCCCATTCCAGGAATGGCTTTAGTAATACTCTTTCTGAACTTTGAAATATCATATGGTTTTGCCATAATAATTGATGCCCTTTTAAATAATTATAACTAAAATAGTTCTTTGTTGTCAAATAATTTATTCAATACTATTTTCTTTTAAACAAGTTAAATATCGTTTACTATAATAATGATCGTAATTATATTCTATAGTATCATGTTCTAATCTATATAGATCATACCATTCGTCAACAGTTAAATGACTAAATTTTGATATCATAGACATTAATTCAACTAATCTTTCTACAGGATTTTCTATTGTGTCAAATCTATAGTCAAACAGTTGAGTATATTTTTTAAAGCCATAATATCTTTCTAAATGATCGTGCCAGCCCGGTTGACCGTATGCTAAGAATAATCCTTTTGTTACTATACTATATAGAAATTTTTCATTTATAAACGGATAATAACTAGTAGACATAGTTTCACTTACAATATGTAAAAAACTTTCTCTAAGTTTTGATTCTAGGATATATATATTCTTAGCATGATCAATCCTAACATGCCCGAAACTATTAACAGTTTGAAAAAATTGTTCGTTGTCTTTATTAGTAAAGAATTTTCTATAGAATCTTTCTCGATTGCCCACAAATTTTCTAATATTACCATCTAATGAAGATTCAGGAAATGTAAAATTTTTACTAACGTAATCTTCATCGAACCATCCAAATTTTTCAATAATAGATACTAATAGTTGTCTACTAATGTGTTCGTTTCCGTTAAAGCTACAAATAAAATTTTTAAAATTTAAAGGAACAGATGGGATATATTCACTAAAATCTTCTAAAAAAGATAGCTGAACATGTTTGTCAAAATCAAATGCAAATTTTAATTTCGGATAATTGTTTGTAACACGATTGTCGAATACATATTCCGAAAAGATAGTAATTGAATTATCCATCATTTCGTTTTGAATTTTATCCAAAATAGCATTACGGTATGCTGAATCAAACCCACCCAAATGATCATTAATGGTCACTTGAGTAGGTAATTCAGAGACTACTATGCTATCATAGTATTCTGGTGTTATTTGAAACATACTAGCTAGTTTTTTGACGATTGCGAATCATTGCCAGGATGTCTTCTGCACGTTGAGTACCACCTGCCGCAGGAGTTGCGATTGGTGCTGTTGGTGCTGTTGGTGCTGGTGCATCCTCAACTACGGCTGATGTAGTAGGCGCAAATGGAACATCCTCATCCTCATCAACTGAGGCTGTAGCTGTTTGTGCTACAGGTGTAGCTGATTGTGCTACAGGTGCGCTGTTTGCTGTGTCAATTTGCACACCGCGTGGTTTGTAGTAATTGCCCCAACGTTCTGCGTCATATGCTTGACCATCAACACTTGCTTCGAACATTTCTTTGATAACTTTAAGTTCTACATCAGTAGGTTTCTTAGGTAAGAAATCCTTAAGGTTATACAAGCCATGTTTCTCAATAGCTTCTGCTTCATCTGCTGTTAGTGCAGATTCTTTGCGTGACCATTTACTAGTTGAATAGTCAGAGTATCCACCTTTACTTGTTTTGCTAATAGTAAAGTCTAGACCACCTTGATAGTCAGTTGGTAAGTTTTCTAATTCTGGGTCAAGCAATGCTGACTTAACCAAGTTGAAAATTTGCGGACTAATAATAAAACGACGAATTGGATTTTCTGGTGTCTTATCATCAGCTATTGGGTTTTCATGCACAAATCCTTGGAACAAGTATGATTTCTTTTTCCAATACTTACGACCCATTTCTTCTAGACTAGGGTCTTTAAACCATGGACGAACTTCTGCTAAAATTGGGCATGCTTCACCCCACATTTCAACACATGGTACTTGAACTGTTACTGGTTTACTATCTGATTGACCTTTAACACCTGCAAAGGTAAGGTTAATCATATTACGTTCTACCCAGAAGAATGTATTTTTTGGATCTGCGTCTGGAAGGAATCTTACACGGGCATGTGTGCCTTCTGCAATATTCCAGTGTGCGTAGATAGCGTTATCGCCACCTTGTTGTGAATTATTATTTGAACTACGGTTTTCTTGCGCTTGTAATTTTGCGCGGATTTCTGCTAATGATGTTGCCATGGTGTTACTCCTTGTGTTTTAAGTTGGTCTTTAATATGCCTAAACGTATAGTGCATTTATATACTATACGTTAATAATATTTATCTCACAAGCAGTATTTCTAAATATTTTAGCCAAAACAAAAGGCACCCTCGAGTGCCTTTTAATTGATTTATTGTTGTTGTTTTACTCGAGACCTGCTAATCTACGCATTTCACTAATGCCTAATGATTTGTCGTCATCTGGTTGACCTTTAACCCAGGCTTTAGCACCTTTAGGAATACTTTTAAGTTTGTTTAATAAGCTAGGCTCTTTAGGCATTTGACGTGCGCCAGCTCGAGCCATTTTTTCACCACGGTTAACATAATCGTCGCCCACTGCTTCTTCCATGCTGTAGTCATCGTTATATTGGTCTTCTTCAACTTCGTTGCTGTGTTCTAACATATCAATAACTTCTTGAACCCAAGCACTAACATCACTTGAACCAATTTCATTAACTGACCCCACAGCCCATGCCACATGCTCTGCAGCATCCATGATTGCTTTCGGACCGTATTCTTTTAATAGATCTAAATGTTGACGTGTGATACGGCGGATGATTGCAGATTGAATTGCTTCACTGCAATCATCACCTTCATGTTCGTTAAATTGATTGTATTGGTCATTGACCATTCCGTCTTCTCCGTCGTTTCCTGATCCATAGGTGCTGTTAAATTCTGGTTTGCTTTGATTAGCAGGATCATCTGCTGCATCTGATGCAATGTCTTCTGCCATAGAGTTAACGTCACCTTCTTCACCCTGTTGATATTGTTCTTCACGTTCATTAGGTTCATTAGGTTCTACGTCACCGATTTCATCAATTACTTCTTGGAATACTGCTGGGACATTTTCTTGTAGCCAATCCATGATAGCATCGCGTGCATCTGTATTTGGATCTACTTTAGATATTTCTACTAATTTAGCTTTTAAT